AATTGCATTATCTTTTTGCAACTTCATAACATAGAAGCCACCGCCGGCTAAGGCGGTGACTATAAGTCCTATAAAAAATAATATAATCCCCATCGATTCAGTCCTTTTTTACTATGGATATAATACCCCATATCACAGCTGCCCATGCCAGCATACTGACAAACGGACCTCCTAATATAATCATTGCACCAAGACCAATCAAGGCTGCGCCTGACCAACTTGACATCTCTTTTATTCTACTTACTATCCAGTTCATACTTGAACCTCCTCTTTTTTGTTTAAATCTTAGCGTTGACTTTACGGTGTTTATTCCACGCCATAAAACCACCTAGTCTTAATGACCAGTATGCTAAGTAGTTCATAAGAAAGAAACCGTTTACTTCAATACCAATATCTCTAAAGATTTCGTCTGCTCTCTTTTGAGTTATGATACCCATGGTTTGTTTCTTTGGACCTTGCATTAATAAGGTTTCATATTTATATGCGTAATCATGCACTAATCCACCCATTAATAGTACGCCAACCGGAGACAAAAAGGTATGAAGAAACTTCGGAATTGAAGCGCCATCAAACTTAAAGCCTCTTGGTATGACATACTTTTTACCTTCTAGTTCAAAGGTAAAATCTTTTACAATTTCCCAATGTCTTACACCGAGTAACCACATTAGGATGCCTTTCCAGAAACCTTTATCTTTTGTCTTAATAGGTAATGGTCTCATATGAGGCATTTCTGTATATTTAAAATTTACTCTATTACTATTGTCTTTTTTATCAAATAAGTTTACAATAAAACCTATTATAATTAGGGCAATTAGGATTGACCATTGCCAAAATTTCATCGCTAAAGCTATTACTAGTTCCATATTAATCCTTCTTTTTTATTTGATTTATGTACGATTGATAGACCCTATGAGCTGCGCCTAAGTCCTTCTTTTTCTCGGGGTCTTTCGCTCTTTGACTTGCAACTTTAGCTCTTTGCGACATTGCAATGGCAGCCTGTATTTTGTGGGCATGAGTTTTACCTGAACCTTTTATTTTATTTATAGATTCTTTAGCCTTCTTGGCGTCTGTAAAACCTAATCCATGAATTGTGCCCTTTGGATTCTCGTCTGTATATAAGTCTGAATGTTTATCTGAACCTGCTTTTTGACCAGGTTTTCTTGCTATTCTAGGATTTTTATTTGCGTGTAATCCTACACCTCTTGTATCTCTGCCTGCCATTCCTTTTGGCGGTCTATCACCTAAACTGGCCATAGGCTTAACACTATCAATGCTACCTATACGGATACCACCTAGGTATTCTTTAAATGTCTTTGTCATATTTCGATTTGAAAGATTTATATTCCTTCTCCTCTACAAACTCTACTTTGTTTTCAACACCAGATAATTTATCAACAGCCTCGTCAATTTTATCTAGTTTATCTAGTACACCTTTTAGTACCACATTATTATTGTCATTGTCTTCTTTAATTTTACCTGACATTTTTTTCATAATAACTTTCATTAATTCAGGTGGCACTTCATCTTTTTTCTTTTTCTTACCTGCATTTGGAGCCATATCAACTCCACCATGTGCTACTGCATTTGTTGGAGCGTCTTCATCCATCTTATTAATGATTTCGTCCATCATTTCTTTATAGTGTTTTGGCATAGTCTTTCTCCGAGTATAATTGACCATCTTTTTCATAAACATCAATACCAAAACAAGTGTATGCTGGTTCTTCGTTTACAATATAATCAGGTACATTACCTTCTTCTTTTAATAAATCTATAAATTGTTCCGTGTCTTTTAAATAAGTTACAACTGCACTTTCAATTAAAGTTTTATGTTCAGAATATTTTTTATCTTCTTTAATTAATAATGCTAAAGCTACAGCAAATGAACCTAACTTACTTCCTAAACCAACCTTTTGTAATATTCTTTTAAGGTTGAAGACAAATCTATGTAAGAGAGTATAAGATTTTCTTTCTTTCTCTAGTTTAAGAGTTTTATATTTTCTTAATACTTTACCTTTATCATTTATAATACCAAACTTATACGCCTCTTGTTTTTCAAAAGGTGTCACAAGTAATTTTGTAACTCGGTAAGTTATTAAAAAATCTATTCCTCGACTTGCCATTATAGTTCCTTTAGTCCTTCACTTATCTTTTTATCTTCTTTAACATCATTGAGTTCATGTGGATAAAGGTATTCTAGGTAAACTAAAAATGATTTTAATGCTGGCCAGTATGGTTTATCTATCTTAAACAATAGAAGTGTACACGCTGATTCTACACCAAAAACATTATTTAAAACTATGATATGATTTAATACCAATCTTAGCTTTAAATTACCTGTAACCTTATATTTACGAAAGAGTCTTTTAAGATATTTAAATCTTTTAATATCATCATAAAACTCTACTTCTTTTTGTAGAGTAGGATTGTCATAGTTTTGTTGTGCATATAACAACCAATTATCTTTCGTAATCTCTCTGAACATTATATTTCCTAATTAGATTAAACTAATTTAGCAAATACTTTAGATGTTCCGTTTTTTAAGGTTTCATAAGAAACTTCTAGTTTCAATCCACCCTCTTTTCTATGAGATATTCCATCATCATTTAAATCGGCACCATCTAAATCTTTACCAAATCTACCACCAAATTGTTTTACTTCAGCAGTAACCTTACCGTTGTCACCTGTCATTTCTACTGGACTAATTTCTAATCCTATTGTTTTTAGTTTGTTTGCTAGTGCCTCAACAGCTGCTTTAGGATTTAAATATTCCTGTTCAGCGATTGAACCAACAAAAGCATTTACTCTTTTAAGGATATCAGCGTTCTCAACATTATGAGCACCAATGTTAGAGTCTTCAGGAGAATTACTAGTTGCTGTACCTATTTGGCCAGCACCGTATTTGTCCTGCTTATGTCCTTCTTTGAGCATTTGTTTAAATGTTTTCATTTAATTTTCCTCTACTTATATTTGTCTGATACTTTTTTTGTTCCATCACTTCGGGGTATCAGACCCTTAGCTTTTAAATGTGCTTTGTCTGTAAAGCCTGCCTTACCTGCTTTGTGACGCTTCATTGCGTCAGCAGTATTAGGTGCTTTTTCTTTCAAAGCGTCTTCTTCGAAATCATTTAAGTTTTGTTCTTTTACAAAGTTCTTAAAATTTTTCATTATTGTGTCGCCATCGCTAGCGCCTCTGCTTTTTCTTTAGGCATTTTACCATCTTTTTCAGACATTGTAATTAATTTATCTATCTGTTGAACAGCACCATGAACAGCATTTAAATTACTTTTCATTTGTATTAGTTCAATATCAACTTGCTTAATTCTTGTAGATAAAGCTTCAAAGTCTTTCTGTAAAAGTTCTCTTTCTGCCATCAAATCTTTTGTTTCTATAGCCATTATATAACTCCTTTATTATGCTATTGTAAAGCCGTTACCACCGATAACATACCATTTTGAATTTTTAAATACACATACTGCTGTTTCGCCTGGAGCGTTAAGAGTAAATGAAGTATTTGAAAAGTTTGCTGGTGTTATCGCTACTGCATTAGTACCAGATGTAGATGTATTAATTACAATCTTAATCTGACCGTCTGAACCATCTGCCATAGCACAACTATGCGTAGCTGATGTTGCATTGATTTCAGTAATAGCTGAAGTTACATCAACTGCTGTAGTTGAAGAACCGTCTGCTACAATTGCTTGAGAAGTTTGTTTTAAACCTAAAAAAGATGGTATGTTATTAAATACATCTTCAGCGGTTACTTTTTTGTTAACTGGTGTATTGCTTGGGTCATCTACTACATGAAACAAATCAACACTAGCTAAGTTATCCCCTAAATCCGTTAGGGCGGTTATTTTCTTGTCTGCCATTTTTTTTCTCCTGTTAACCTCTTTCGAGGAATGCTACTCCATACATCCATATGGACCACTTAATCATTATTATTTATAAAGGCGGCCAAAGCCGCCTCTATGATTTTATTATTATGCTGTTACTGTAATTGTACCTGCAGCTGTACCGATAGAAGCAGCGTTTGTTATAACTGCGTTATCAGTTGTACCTGCGTCTTTAACAGTACCACCGTTTAATGACATAGCATTAGCACCGATTGAAAGTACATCATCAGCGTCTGTAGCTGCGTTAGCAGCGCCAATAGCAAGTGTAAATACTAATTCGTTAGTACCTGTACCACTAGCATATGATAATGTGTGATTTGAATTGGTGTCGTTTACTACTGTCAATTGAGGTGTACCTGTTACATCTACAGCCTCATTAAATCTTGCTGTTACTGATAAAGTACCACCATCTGATTTATCAAATGCTGTGATATTGAAATCAATACTTGTAATATCAGCCGTACCAAGTTTAGTTGTCAACGCCCCGATTGCCACAAGGACTTCAGGTGTTGCACTCGTATTACCGTTACCTGACAATCTTGAACCAGCTTCTCTAACCCAACCTTTAGTAGAAGCAAATACTTCTTTCTTTTCGGCTGTTGTTAAATTTTTAGGTTTAGATTCATCAGCGTCGGTAGCTCCCCATAAACTCATATCTAATCTCCTTTTATAAAAGTTAACTTAATTGTTATATAACAGGACTATTTATAAGGGAGATTGACTAGAAGCCTAGTTTTTTGAGTTCTTTGATTGTTTGATTAGCGTTTTGAAATGTAATACCTATGCCACCTCTTTGAGTAAATTCTTTGGTATTCTTAACATAATCGTCAATTAAGATAGCTGGTTGACCAGCCACTTTAGCATAGTTTTTCTTTTGACTTCTCATTACTAAATTGATTTTACTTCTATCAATATTAGTGTTTCTTATAGCCCATTGAGTTTTGCCTGGAATGCAATTAGGGTCATGTGCGTGTTCTACATATGCACTTAATATATGGGGTTTATATTTCTTAACAAAATTGTATAGAGTTTTACCCTCATTAAGCCATGGTCCTTTTGACCAGAAATCTTTATTTGCAATGATAGGATCCCATCGCTCTTTTCTACCTAGGTTAGTCCATTGATTGATAGACAATCCAGTTGTCTGTTCAATGTTCTTCACAAAGTCAAAAAGGACGCCATCCATATCGAGGTATATTCTTGGTAAGTTATTCATAGTGTTATCCTTCTTTATTATGTGTATATAATAACATATTCCTTACCATTTGGCAACAGCTTTTTTTGATTTTTTTGAAGTTTTTTTTGAGACCTGGTATGACTATTTTTGGTAGTCAATCTTAGGTTCTGTTACAATCTTTGTTTTTTGACTACCAATAAGAGTTTTGCCTTTTTCTTTCTCTGATTCGCTGTCTGTATCACTATCGGGTGCGACATCTTGTGCTTTCATATACTTGGAATTTTTCTTCATTTCTTCCAAGTCATTAGCAGCAGATGACCATAAAGTGTTAACATCTTCTTTTAACTTCTCTATATCAAAGCTTTCTTCTTCTTGTGTTACAACTGGTTTCTTTTCACCTTTTTTAGGGTCATTGTAACTGTCGTGTTTCTTTTGATTGATTACACCGTCAACAGATTCTTTTTTATCTTCTTTATCTTTGATTGCTTTTTGTAAAGCAGGTGGTAATTTCTTTTGACCAGCAGTTAACTCATTAACTTTAGCCTCATCTTTACCTTTATATTTTTTATCTATTTTATTAAAAAAGTCTTTCTTTTCTATATCTGACATTGAACCGATACCTTTACCAGCTTTGTCTAGTTCTTTTTTAAACATTTTTTGATAGTCACCGTCTTTTAAATTCTTTTGCATTTCTTTAATTGACGCTTCGATACTACCATCTTTTGATTTTAAGTATGACATTATTAACTCCCTTTTACTTGTTTCGCTAAATCTTTATCAGCGCCACCCCATGTTCCTGAGGATTTAGTTACAAATGAATTTACTCTAGCAAAAGCCCATTGTTGCTGTGAAGTACCAGGTCGGTGTCCACCTCTCCATGCGGCCATGCCTCTATCGTAAACCTTTTTTAATATTGAATAAGGCATACCTGACTTCTCAGCTTTATTTTTTAAACCTTTGATTTGTTCATAGATTTCTTTTGCTGGGTGGTCTTCGTTAATACCTAGTTTTCTTTTTTCTTTATCAATTTCTTTTTGAGTATTCATTTCACCTTGTTTATCTTTTGCGTGTTTCATTCTACCTAATTGAATTAACAAGTCTGAATATCTAGTATATTTACCTTCGTCTAAATTTTCGTTAGTTCTTTTTAAAACTTTTTGAACATCTGGATGTGAAGATAAACCTTTTGCAATCTTCTCAATTGCCTTAACAGCACCTGAATAATTACCTTGTTTATATCTTTTATCGTTTGCAACGCCATATGCCATTTTAATTTGTTGTGAAGTATATCCCTCAGCAACTACTTTTGCTTTATAAAAGTTTTGTAAGTCTGTGCCATATTTGTTTAAGTCTGCACCTTTGCCATCAACTTTCATAACTGTGCCTTTTGCGTTAATAGTAAAACCTTGTTTTGCTAAATCAGTTGAGGCTTTTGCCATATCAGCCATAGAATTAAAAGTAACTGTCATCTTTTTATATTCTTTAATTGTGTTTTCTTTTTTCATACCCATTAGTTTATCAGCAATCTCATGTCCTTTTTTGATTGTCTTTTTCTCTAATGGTGGTTCGTCATTGAATTTCTTTTTAGCAGTTGACATACCAATTGCATATGCTTTATCTTTGGCCATTTCTGATACTTCTTCATTCATTTTTACATAATCGTGAGCTTGTATATAAGTAGAAAAAGTTTTAACTAACTTGCCGTTTTTATAAACTTTAAATTCAGTACCTTTTTCATTACCAACTGTTTTATAACCTTCTTTGACTTCTTCTTTAGCCATTTTATCTCTAATATGTTTGTAAGCAATACCAACTTGTAAAAGTGGTTCACCTGTTTCAGGATTTACCAACTTTTCAGTTTCTTTTTTCATAGTCTTTGCTTTTTCAGTTTCAGCCTTTGTTTTTAACATTGCAATTTCATCATCTTTTTTTTCTAATTCTGCTTTTAATTTTTCTTTATCGTCTTTAGATTCATCTTTTTTAGGCTCTTCTTCATCTTCTTCTTTTTTAGGTTTCATACCCATTTTTTTAAGTCTATCCATATCAGCTGTTGATGGAGCGTTTTCTTCTTCAACTTTTTCACCTAAAATAGCCTTTACAGCTTTAACATCTAATTTTAATTCTTTTGCAATCTCAGCCGCTGACGCACCTCTTTTTCTCATTGCGTCTATGTCTGACATTCTACCTTCGTCTATTTCTTC